GTTGATTAACGATTCTGACCAATCGTTGGCAAATACTGGAATGATTTCGCTAACAATGGCTCCAGTGGGTACAATCACACTTAATGTAGCCACTGATGTGAGGCCGGGGCTGTCATAGTTTATTATGCTGGCCCATAGACTGGTACGTTGATATTCTGTTTCTGGCGTACCTGTCTGTAGCTGATTTTGTGCATCAAAATATTTTCCAGCTGGTGCAATGAATTTTACTAAACTGCCTTGTACTAGAAATGTGTAGTTGGGACTGGTAAAAGTGCCGGTGCTGCGACCCGAACTGGATCCAGACTGAGTCCATACTCCCACTGTGGCCACTGTGCCAGTACCGGTACCCACTGCGGTAGCTGTGAATATTGTGCCCACAGTGTTTTCAGATGCACCAAAGCTGGTAAATGTTGTTGTGCCCAAGCTTATGATTTTGTAAGTGGTGCCTGCCGCCATGCTGGTGGCCACAATAGGCGATCCCAAGGGACTGTAGCGTGTGGCAGTGTCATAATACAGGTGTCTGGTTGTGATACTTGATATTAAAGGTTTTAAAGTGTTTCTAACAATGGCATTGACTTCGGTGCTGCTGGTAAACTGGAACACTTCAGTTTCGTCATAGTTTTCTTTGTATATGATACCGTCTTCGGCAAATATGTTTGTGCTGCTGTATTTTCCAGTGGCATCAATCACATCAAGGTATCTACTGACTCCTGAACTGGTGCGATTTACTGCCTTTAACTTTAAAATATTGTTGAACGAAGTGTAAGGCAACACATTGTAATCTTCGCCAGTGACCATACGATTTTGTGTATAGTACTGTTGTGGTGCTTTTGTTCTGATTTCATCAAGACTTTCTCTTGATATTGCATTTGTCACTGTGTACTGTAGGCTGGCTCTCACTGTGAGTGTTTCTGCGCGACCTGTTCGACCTCTATAAGGCAGCACAATAGTGATACCTGACATTTCGTCTGGCGTGATCTTGTAGGTGAGATTGTTGCCTGTTCGGTAAAACACTCTGAAATTGCCCACAGGTATATTGGTAAAAGAACCGTCACCAAAAACCAAGTCAATTTGGTCGTTGGCTCTAGAGGCAACACTGTACAAGTTTCTTTCGTCGGTATTGTTATAAATCACGTTGATGCCGTTTACTGCAGGCACCTGAGTCCACAGTGTGTCCAAGTTGTCACTGCTGGTCAAACTGTACAACCATACGTCGGTGTTGTTGATGTTGTCAAAATTAACATTCACTATTCTATTGTTCAAACTTTCCGTGATGTTAAAATCCAATGAATTCAAGGTGCCTTGTTTGAAGTAGAAAAAATACCCAGTGTTGTTGCTGGAGTTGCCTTGATTGTCGTTTCTGTAAAGTATATTAAATGCAGCCGATGTGCTGGGAGCTGCTTCGTAAATGTATTCTTGATCCAATGACGTTGCGCTGACTGCCTCAAATGGATATGTTACACCGGCAATGCTGGTGCTGAATGGGTATGTGGGTGTGATTCCACCAATTATGTCCACCGCGTATTCATCTGTCCTGATACCGTTTAGATTTTTTGTGGCACCTGGCTTGCCAACTGCTTGATTGGATACCAGGGCTGCGTTGATTATTGCTGTAAACTGTTCTAGCCAATTTTCATTTGTGCTATCGTTCCAGCTGATAATAACATTGCTTAGATTGATACCGGTGCTGTCAAACAGTGTTTCTGTGGTGCTCACACTGTCAAATTTTAAAAATCCCGAAGCAGGCGTGCTTCTTTTGGGATTGTAACTGATCAATCTTGCCAGTTTAAGTATGCTGTCTCTACGTTCCGCGGTATCTAAAAAGTTTTCTCTAGCATTTAGATCGGCTCTGAATGCCAAGCTTTGCCCTAAAAAAGCTATTAGGTCAATCAGCGCGATGTATTCTGAACTGTCGGTAAAATCGTTGAAATCTTCAGGATAGTAAGTACGCAAGTACTCGATCATGGATTTACGCAAAGTTTCGTAGTCAAAACTTTGGAAATCAGCTTCTCTGAAAGTTTGATATATCTTTGTCCAATCTTGTTGGACCAGTAAACTTGTTTGTCTTGTTGTAATAGCCATACTCAATACCCGTGTTTTGTATTTATGGAAATAATAAAGTGGTACTTTTAAGCAGCTACTACAGTGTTCAACTCTTTATTGAATTGCAGTATCAGTACATCGCTTAGATCGTCAGGCAAAAATGTCATTTCAATTTGTACCTGTAGACCGTATTCAAACTGGTCAATCAAAACGTCATCCACTCGCACCCTAGGATCATAACTGACCACTCGTTGTATATCTTCAACAACCAACGCTTTGACATCTGCACTCAACGGCTCAAACAAAATGTTCCAGATGATACTGCCAAACTCTGGATTCATGAGTTTTTCGCCTTTTCTTATAGCAAAGTGATTCAGTAGGTCGCGTTTGATCAACTCAAGATCGGTCAATCTAAATTTTTTAAACTGATCTATAGTGCTGAAGCCGCGGTATCTAGTTATAGCCATGTTTGTATTTATTCTGGTGTATCTGCACCTAATGTGCGAATCGCGTAACGACCACCGTTGAAGTAAATGTGACCGGGGCGTCCTTGACTGTCAACGGTTTGCCCGGTGTTACGCCACACATTGGCTTTTGTGGCTATAGAATAATTGACCAAATTGATAGTGCCATCAGAGTTGCGTGGATTTTGATTCAAAGGTGGATACCCTAAATCTTGATATTGATAGGCCAGTGCCAGCATGCCGGCTATGACTTCTTTGCTGTCACCATCTCTAATGGCGCCGGCCTTGATCAACTCGCTGTACTGTTCTTGTATGAAATCATTCATTATGGCGTCTTGCACTTCTGTGGCCGCCACAAACACTTCATTGGTGTCTACCCCATCCCGAGCAGTCCAGGTGCCGTCAGGATTTTTGTATCCGTATCTGGTCAACAGCCACTCGGAATTTTGGTACTTGCCCAGCTTCAATGGTGATATTGCAAATGTAACATCGCCGCTGACGGTGTGATTGCTGCCCAGCATGATTTGATTGTTGGTCAAAAATGCTGTGCCTGTGCCGTTTCCGGCTGCATTGGCTACAAATATGTTGCCAATTACCACATTGGCCACATTGCCTTCTAGTCCAAACAATGTAAAATCTGTGGTTCCTATACTGGTAATCCTGTACGTAAATCCCGGCACAAAGTTGCCCGAGCCGATATTGCCGCCTTGGGACTTTTTGATTACCATGGTGTTGCTGCCAAATGCACCAACACTGGGGCTGCGTATGTTGGCTACCATGCCCAATCTTATGTCACTGTGATCACTGTTGGTAATAATCAGCGTGGCCACATTGCTAAAATATGTGTTTGCATGCGAAACCACAGTGTTGGCATTGATGTTGGCCACAAAAGGTCCCAGTTGCGGTACGCCAAGATTGACCAGGTTGGCATTGATGTTGCTTTCTAAGCTGCTTAATTGCACTTGAATACATTTTGTTTCAAATTTTGTAAGGGTTTCAATGTTGGGTCTGATTTTGTCTAGCCCAACACCGCGTGGCGAACCAATATTTCCTAGCACTTCTCTGTTGGCAGGACTTGTGACTGTAAAATTGTTTGCACTTGTTATACCGGCGTTGGACATTATGTTTTTCCTGGTGTTTGTGCTTTAGGCGGAACAATTTTGCCTGTGTTCTTTTTGAGTTTGCCAGTTTGTCTGGTCCATGGTTCGTGAGTGGGTGCAAACGGTGATAGGCTTTCGAACAATGTGCTGGATGTTTTCCAGAGTTTTGTGTTGTTGTCGTATTCTACATTGGCCTGTTGATAAAACTCCAACGGCCTATTGGTCAACGGTGAAGCGGGGGTACTGGTGTTTAAAAATATTTTTCTACCTTTTAACACTATATCTGCACTGGTTTTCCAACCACCGGTCACTGCTTGCATCAACAGTGTAGTTCCACTCTTTATTCCCACATTGCCTGCATTGAGAGCATAATTTTTTGTAGCAGTCAGTTGATAGTGTTGTGTTTCGTTTA